TACAGCTTCATAGAACGGCCTCAGACGGGGATCGTCGTCAAGAACGCGAGCGGGAACCAAGTGCGGCTCGCGGCTGACAACTTCCAGGGCACCGTTCTGAGCTACGTGCTCGCAGCACGGGTCGAGAACAATCCTGGACTGTTTCTGGAGTGGGTGCGCGAGGATGCTCGGGCCATCAAGCAGAACGGCGGGACGTTCCCGACTGCCCCTGGCGTCTACTACATCCAGATTGATGAGGTCGCGGACGACTACTCTTCGTTCACCTTTTTCATCGACCCGCTGATCGACGTTCTCCATGAGACGTTGGCGATGTTGAATGACACAACGGGACGAGTGGGCGCGGGAAAGTTCTTGGAGGGTTCCCTCACGGTCTACCAGATGCCGGGGAACATTGAGCTTGTAGACAACGTGAACTACACGACAGACCCCGATACGGGGCAGATCAACTTCTTTAACACGGTGTCCGGCAATGACTTCTACAGCGTGGATTACCGTTGGCCTGCGACGACGCCCATCGAGTCTCCCGCTATCTTGCCGGATGGCCAGGCTTGGACGGGGGTTCCGAATCGGGGGTTGATTCAGCCGATTCCTGGGGTGGTGTTGGCTTTTGGGCGTCGAATTCAAGCGGGCGACATCATGGCTGTGGTCGTGTCTCGGCAGCGAGGAATCACGGCTCGGGAGTATGGCGGACGGTGGGATTTGAGTTTGGACTTCGATGTGATTGCTCGTGACCCGCACCAGCAACGTGAGATTCTCGACCAGACGGTGATGTACCTCAATGGCGTCCTCCGGAGTCGGTTGTCCACAGAGGGCATCGAACTGGATGTGGTGACGATGGGGGGCGAGACAGAAGAGATCGCGTACGACAACAGCGACGACTATTTCTACGGAGCGAGCTTTTCGGTGACGATCCAGACAGACTGGGCAATTCAGGTTCCGGTGGCGGCGCTGATCACCCGAGTTGAAGCAGTCACTTCGGCGCAAGCCGCGATCTTTGCTGGCTTATCTGACGTTGAAATTAGCCAGATCCAGAACAACTTCCAGATCCAGGGTTCGTTGCTCGGAGTCCAGAATTCACCTTCCCAGGTAGAGTCTCTGGGCTTGGGCCTGCGGAGTTTCCGCGACCCCTATTTCAAAATCGGCGCAACGTCGTTTGAGAAGATCTCGTAGGCGCGCGGCGGGCGTTAGGTGCCCTATATCATCCCCGTTGTAGACGGAGGACTACCCTGCCGATTTACGAGTACCACTGCACCTGCGGCCTGCATTTTGAAAAGATGCGGTCAACGGCGAAAGCTCAAGAAGCGGTCGCGTGCCCTTCTTGTGCCCTAGGGGTGAGTGCTGTGCTCTCTGCGCCGGAATTCGCCTTCTCGTCCCCGACGAGTGGAGCAGGTCCGCAGAACACCGGGGTGTCTGGTCTCGACCACGACGCCGACCGGGCCATCGGCCGGGATGCTGAGGTTCAGTGGACTGCGGTGGCCGCGCGCCAAGACCGCAAGTTGAAAATCCTTGCGCAGAATCCAGAAAACGAAGGCAAGGATTTGAGCCGAACCTTCGATGACGACTACCGCGTGATGACCCCCGACCAGCGCAACGCCGCGGAAACCGCGCGGGGCCTTCATCACGAAGCGCAGAAGCGGATCACCGCTCACGCGAAGGGAAAGAATTGGCTCTCGTCACGAGTGGCTGGCCCCTGAGTCAGCAGTCAACACCGCGCCCTTCGGGGCTGCCACATCACATCACACACATCACACCCAGACCAAATCATCCGTAGGGACGGAGCACCTCACGCTTCACCGACACACGCGCCTTCGGGCTGCCAAATCCACATTCATTCATAGCCAGATCCAGATCCACAACCAGACGCACACGAAACGGGCTGTTGTTCGCAGCCGATTCTGACTGCAACCAGGCGGGAAATCCCCGAATAGGGAAAGTACGCCCGCCGCCGCCGACTCAAGGATCTCCCAAATGGCTACGTTTCCCGGAAGCGTCTACGCCCCTCCAGGCGTCTACACACAAACTCTTTTCGACAGCCCCATTTCCGCAGCCATCCAGGGTGTCCGCATCCCGACACTGATTGGCACCGGCAATGAGGTTCTCACCCAGACCGATCTCCAGGTCGTTCGTGGTTCGTCCTCCAGCGTTGACCAGCAGGTTCCGCAGGAAGACGAGACGGGTCGAGCCGTTGTCGATATCCTGAACAGCGGGCAAGTTGTCCTTGGCGCGTTCAACGGCGTCCGCCGTCTGCTCCAGGTTCGCAATTACCCCATCGTCACGGGTGACGGCTCGGGCACGACCGCGACGGACGCCGCCAGCATCCAGGTGACCATCAACGGTCAGCCTGATGTGGTTCTGAGCGTCAATGGCGCGCAGGGGATCATCGAGCTTTCGACTTCGCCGGCCGCGACGGACGAGGTTCGGGTCACCTATTTCTTCAACCGGACGGACACCCGCACCACGGACAACGTGTCGGATCAGGTTTCCCTGGCTCCCGCGTCGATTTTCGGGACGGGTGAAGAACCCGTTGGCGGTTACTCCATCTCCGCGGGGAACAACACGCTGATTCTGACCATCGACGGAGTGGCCACGACCATTAGCTTGGGCACTCCGGGCCTCAAGCCTGCGTCCACGGTTGTGTCGATCATCAACGGTGCTGCGGCAAGCACGAGCCTGACGGCATCGCTCTACACGACCAACTTCGGTGGGACCGCGATTCAGTTCGTGGCTGACCAATCCTTGTCTGTGGGTGCGGGCACCGCGAACACCCTCTTGGGCATGACCACGGGAGACGCGACCTCCAGGACGAGAACTTTCTACACCTTTGAGGGTCCCATCGTGGACGGCTCCAACGGTGGCATCACGACGACTGATCCGTCCAAGGTGGTCGTCCTGGTCAACAACGTCCAGGTCATCCCCACGGCCGTCAACGGCAACACTCGCGCCGTAACGCTGGCTTTTGCTCCGGCGACAGGTTCAACCGTCACCATCGCGTACTGGTTCAACTCGTGGCAGGACACCTTCGACTACCTGGCGAACATCAACATCACGAACATCCTCCGTGTTGGCATCGTCCCGGGAAACAACGATTTCATCCAGGAAGCTGACTTCGTTCTCCAAGACGATTTGATCGTTTGGGGCACCGCGGTCCTGATCCGCTCCGGTATCCACACTGAGGGCACCACGTTCTTCGGTGGGGATGGCGGCCAGGTGACGGCGCTACTCGTTGACCAGCAGACTTTCCTTGAGGAAGCCACGCCGGTTACGAACACGACGGTCAACCCGCCGGTTACGAGCAAGACCTTGTTCCAGCTACCGTTCCAGCCCACGACGGGCAACGGTCGCAACACGCCGCTTGGTCAGAACTTGTTCCAGAGCGTGAGCAACGGTCGCATTGACCTTCCGACCAACCGACCCGATCTGGTCATCGCCTACTGGGGCTTCTCGGTGGAGGATGCACTCCAGCGTGGTCCCGTCTCCGTCACGAAAGTCGAGGGGACGCAGTTCACTCTGGAAAACCCCATTGATGTTGGGGCGACCGTCTACGCGACGTTCTACTACAACATCCTCGTTGACGAGGAATACAGTTTGGTCGTTGACGTGCCGGGCGCGTCGGGCATCGGCACCTACTTCGTGCAGGATGGCGACGGGCAAGACCTGTTCACTCCGTTGTTTGGCGTCAAGGGTCCGGCGCTTACGGGCGTCACTGTCGTGTTCCCGAGTGGCAGCGAGCTTTCTCCGGATTGTCACTTTGAGGGTGGCACTCAGGGGCCGGTGGAGGAAACCGTCACGGTCAACTTCGCCAGCATCGACGCATCCATCGCCAAGTACAGCGTCCCCGGAAATGGGCCGTACTTCACCATCAGCAATGCGTCTGACCACGCTCGGTTCCTGATCGACAACACTGCTCTCACGGGTGGTGGTGCAGGTATCGATCTGTCTCGCGTGGATGGCATCGACGGTCTGGGTGTTTCGGCCAGCTTCATCGGTGACGAAATCGTCTACGACGCCTCGTCGGGCAAGACCACCTACGACATCGTTGCGGGGTCCAATGACGAGGTTTCTGTCACCTACGACGATGTTCTGGTGACGGCTCTCGCGCTTCCTGGCGTGGGCGTCGATGCGGCTGCCTACACGGAGGCACTGAACGCCTACGCCAAGCTGCCCAACTTCCAGCCGTTCTACACCGCACAGACCCGGTTCGTGGGTTCCACGGTGATCACGGCTGGCGAGTACGACACGCTGAGCTTCCACTACACGGGAGTCACCGCGGGTCCCTCGGGCATTTTGTCGGCTATCATCCCCCCGGCCACCTACGCGAGCCCCATTGGGCTTGCCTCGGCGCTCCAGGGCGTGATTGACACCGCCATCGGTACCTTGGGTGCCGGTTTCGACGGACTCGCTGTGACGGTCTCTGTAGACGCCAACAGCCGTCTACGATTCTCGCTCCTGGCGGCTGATGGAGACATCGGTACGTTCGCGGCTGGCGGCCTGATCACGGTCACGGCGGCTCCGCTGCCTTCGGTCAACGATCAGTTCACCTACACGGACTGGAACGGCAACACGGCGACCCTGACGGCGACAGCGACCGCGACCGTTGCTGGCGGCAACAACTTCGACATTTCGTCGGGCGTTGCGGCTACCATCGCCATCGAGATCGCTACTGCTATCGCGGACCCGACCAACGACATCGCGGCCATGCTCACCACGACTGGTGCAGTGGGTGTCACGGTGCCGGTTGTGCCCACGGTGCCTGGTACCCTTGGCAACCGTGTTGCGGGTGCTGAAACCTCGGTTGCGGGAGCGGGTACTTTCACGTTTGTCCAGCCTGCGGGTGCGGTGGACGCGTCGGGTGGTTACTTGGAGTTCATCACCACGGCGGGATCTCCTGCCGATGACTTCGCCATCCTGGCGGCTATCAGCACTGATGTTTCGACCAGCGGAGAGCAGACCAAGTTGCTCAACTGCGACGTTGCTCGCCGTTTCACGGTGGCGGGTGCTTCGGGCTCGTTGATCTACGACCGTTTGATCTTGCGCAACCGCATCGTGCCCGGCTCGGGTTCGATGTACGGCTCGTCACAGCTTGCTCAGACGCAACTTCGCATCGAGGGCAACAACGGCATCTCTGAGACGGGTCTTTCGCCCAATGCAGAGGGCCTTGCTGCTCTTGGCGCGGTTGTTCAGCCTGCCGACCTGTTCGGTGAGGTTGGGTTCCTGGGAGGCCAGGTTCCAACTGGCACCTTTGGTGATGCCCGAGACGGGCAGCCGCTCGTGACCTTCTACGCAGCGGGTGGGACTACTCCGCAGAACAACATCTGGAAGGTCAACATCGACGGTGTTCTCATCAACGTCGAATTCACCGATGCAGCCGGCGTAGCTATCCCGGCAGCGGGTTCGGCGGATGTTCCTCTCGGCCCTGCAACGTTTGCCGACACCATCCTGGCTCAGCTTCAAGCTGCGGCTGTCACTGCGGGGCTTCCTGCGGGGACGTTCGTTCAGGAAGGTTCAGGCATCCGAATCGTGAGCGCCACTCCGCGAGCGGCGAGCGCGATCACCATTGGAGAAGGCAACGCCAACGATATCTTGGGCTTCTCGCCGGGAGGCACGGCGTCGCGCACTCCGGTCGAGCCAGACCAGATCGCTTCGGCGCTCATGGGGCATCACGACGCTTCGGTGTCGGCCAAGTACCTGACCTACGCAACGCCGGGCACCACGTATTTCGCGGGTCTGGGGTTGGCTTTGGTGATTCGGGACGCGGCAAATGCCGAGTACCTGTTCCTCCAGAGTCAAGCGGGGACGGTTGGTGGCTTGGGCTTGTCGAGTAACATCACGTTGCTCGATCCGTCCGCAGGTAACGGTTCGTGGCTGCTGGAAGGCACCAGGATCGAAGCCTCGGTTGGCGACGGAGCTTCGGGCGAGGAAGGCTTCAATGGCTTCTACGTCATCTCTTCCGATCCAACTGATGGCTCGGGTTCGGTCAACACGTCCTGTCTCAACAGCGGCGTGGGTGCCGATGGTGTCATCGGTCAGACGTACCGTGACTCCAAAACGGGTCTCACCTTCACCGTGCTCGCGCGCGAGGGAGGCGGCACGTACCCGACCGGCGTTGGGGCGTACTTCACCTTTGAAGTTCGCAAGAAGGTCACCACGGACAGCAACCTGCCGGTGAACACCATCCCCGGCATCGAGCTTCTCGTGACGAACACGACCGGAGTGGGCGTGGGAGACACGTCCGTTGTCCAGACGGTAGACAAGGGTGGAAACGAGCCCGCCGTAGGCGATCTCTACTACGTCACCTACAACTACCAAAAGGACAACTTCGACGTTGGCCTGTTCACTCGCCTGGCGACCATCGAGCAGGTGTTCGGCCCAGTGTCACCGGAATTCCCGTTGTCGCTGGCGAGCTACCTGGCACTCATCAACGGTGCGGTGATCGTCGCGCTCAAGCAAGTCCCCAAGCAGCCCAACAGCAACCAGGGCAGTGTTCAGGACTACTTCGACGCGATTGATGATGTCGGTGGGCCTCT